CCCACCGGCGCCGACCGGGGCCGTCGCCACGGGGACTCCGGAGTGGCCGGGACCCTGGCATGGTTCGCGGTCAGGCAGGAGCGGTCCGATATGCCGGTGGTCGCCAGCCGTAGCCGCCGGGAGATGTCCCGGACGTTGGAGGCTTTTTAGATGCCGAAAATCTGGATCAGCGAAACGGAATATATCGAGATGGATGACCGGCGGTCGTTGTCGGCCGATATCGCCTGCCGCTCCCGGTCCCTGGACTGGATGGGGATGTTCGGCTACCTGCCTGATCCCGACCCGATTCTGAAAAAGACCGGCCATGAGATGACGGTCTACCGGTCCCTGCTCGCCGACGCCCACGTCTGGTCCTGCGTCCAGAGCCGCAAGTCCGGGACCCTGTCCTGCCAGTGGGGCCTGGCCGGGGCCGGTTCCCGGAACGCTTCCGCGGCCGACCGGAACATGCGGGTCCGGATCGAACGGGTCCTGGCCGCCCTGGATGTGGACCAGGTCATTTCGGACATGCTCGACGCCTTCCTGTTCGGCATCAGCCCGATCGAAGTCATCTGGAACATCGGGGGTAGCGGCCAATGGGAGCGAAGGGGGCCAAGCCCCCCTGGCCTGCATCCAACCGCAGTCTGGTGGCTGCCTCAAGACCTGGTCGGCCGGCCCCCGGAATGGTTCGTGTTCGGAGCGGACAACGACCTGCGCTTTCTGTCGCGGGACCACGCGGTCCGGGGAGAGGCCCTGCCGGCGCGCAAGTTCCTCCTGGCCCGCCACCACGCCAGTTACCGGAACCCGTACGGCGAACGGACCCTGTCCCGATGCTACTGGCCGGTGACCTTCAAGCGGGGCGGGCTCAAGTTCTGGGCCATGTTTACGGAAAAATTCGGCATGCCCTGGGTCGTGGGCCGGGTCCCGCGTCAGACCAACGACACCGAACGCGGCCGGGTCCTGGCCGCCCTGGCCGACATGGTCCAGGACGCCGTGGCCGTCATTAACGACGACGAAAGCATCGAGTTTCCCGAAGCCAAAAACAGGGCCGCCAGCGCCGAGGTCTACGAACGGCTCATCGTCTGCGCCAACCGGGAGATATCCAAGGCCATCCTCGGCCAGACCCTGACCACGGAACTGGACCGGGGCGGCAGCTTGGCGGCCACCCGCGAGCACATGGAGGTCCGGGCCGACCTGATCGACCAGGACAAGCGCATGGTCAAGGCCGGTTTCGATCGGCTCTTCCGCTGGATCGCCGAACTCAACGACCCGGAGGCCGAACCCCCGGTCTTTCAATGGTTCGAAGAGGAAGGCGTGCGCAAGGACCGGGCCGAACGGGACGAGATTCTCAGCCGACAGGGCCTCAAGCTTGCCCGGGCCTACTACCTCCGGACCTACGACCTGCTGCCGGGGGACGTCGAGGAGGGCCCTTCGACCACGTTGAGTCCTTGGCGGGGAGGAACAAAAGCGTCGTCTGAGGGGTCGCCTCTCCCGATGAATTTTGCGGCCTTTGGCGAAAAGGGCCGGGGGGATGGAGGACTCGCGCTGGATGGGACCGGCAAGCAACTTGATTATCAGACCATAGACTCAGGCGCGGTCAAAGCAGCGGCCTCCGCGCAGCAGGCCATGAACGAGCTGATCGGGCTGCTGTTAAAGGCCTTCCGGCGGACGAAATCGCCAGAGGAGATTCGCGAGACGTTGGACCGACTTTCTCCCGGCCTGGACACGGCCGATCTTCAGGATGTGTTGGCCCGAGCCCTGTTCGCTTCCGGTCTGACCGGGTATGCGGCGGCGAGTGAAGACCATGAAAAATAAGATAGCCATACCCTTCGATCACCCTTTCAGGGATGCCATCGATTACTTCACTTCTCAGGGTTGCAGGATTTCACCCCGATCATGGCGCGATTTATGGCAGCAGGCGCATGCCGGATCGTTCACCGTCGCCCGGGGCACGGCAATGGATGTGCTCGAGGATATCAAGGAAGCCTTGGAGAAGGCCATGCGGGAGGGTATGACGCTCGAGCAGTTAACGGGCGAATTGGAGCCGGTTTTGGAACGGAAAGGCTGGCTGGTCCCGAGCGGCCAGGATGATGAAATCGCCTTGGAGGATGGCACGTTTCGCAAGCGTTTGAGCGGCTGGCGGCTGGACACCATCTGCCGGACCAACATGCATAAGGCATATTCGGTCGGGAGATACCTGTACTTGCAACAGGTCGCGGCCGAAAGGCCGTATTGGCAGTATCACAATCCCGTGGACGAAAGGTCCCGGATCAGCCATGCGGCCATGAATGGTAAGGTCTTTCACCACCTTCATCCGGTCTGGCGCCTTTGGTACCCGCCCAACGGGTTCAACTGTCGTTGCTGGATCACGAGCCTCAGCCGGTGGGAGATGGAAGACCAAGGCATTTCAGAACAGACCACCGCCCCGGACGATATTCCTGACGAGGGCTGGCGGTACAACCCGGGTGAAGCTGGCTTACAGGCCTGGCAACCCGACTATTCAAGATACAACGAAATCGAACGAGGCCTCGTGGCCGACCTGGCAGGGCGTTCTAATGACTTGGCGGGTTGAAGTCGCGATCCATGATCAGGCGGCCATTGGGTCGTTGGGGCGAATATTGAACCGTATTTGTCGCATAAGGCCTGTGATGACCGAAATCGGGCGGATAGTCAGCCCATCCATGAGCGGAAATCTGGAAACCTGGGGCATTCAGGCGGCCACCGGCGAAGAGGTCCGAAGCCAGACAAACAGGTTCGGCCTGGCCGGCTGCGGCATTAAGGCCGACAAGGGCGCTCCGGGTACGATCACGACCCGGGTCCGGGCCCACCTGAGGAACATCGGCGGAAAGCGGGTCCGGGTCAAAGCCCACACCCGCCGGCGGGCCGCGGGCTGGAGACGCAACCCGCCCGAACCGGTTTCCATGTTCCGGAAACGGGAAGACGCCTACGAGATTCTGAGCGCCCTGACGGACTATTTGTTGGGGACCCGCCTTCGCCAAGGCTATGGCGGGTAAAGGGCAATCATCCCGCTGATGCGCTGCATCCGGGGCGAGAAGTCGGGCTGGAAATACGGCCCGGACGGGGGAAGAGAAAATGGATTTCAAGGCTTTTGACGACTGGATCGAAATCTTCCAGGGCGGTCGGCAGATCGACAGCCAGGGCCGGGCCTGGGATGGAAACCGGCTGATCGACCGGGCCGTGTCCAATTTCGACCCGGCCCGGCACGAGCCTCCCCTGGTCGTAGGACACCCCGAGAACAACGCTCCGGCCTTCGGCTGGGTCCGGGAAGTCCGCCAGGTGGACAAGGCCGGTGTGCCGATCCTCGAGGCCCGGTTCGGCCAGGTTGCTCCCGAGTTCGAGGCGGCGGTCCGGGAGGGGCGATACAAGAAACGGTCGGCCAGCTTCTACCCGGACGGCCGGCTGCGCCACGTGGGCTTTCTGGGCGCGGCCCCGCCCGCGGTCAAGGGCCTGGCCGATGTGGCCTTCGACGAGTGCGACAGCGCGGTGGTTTTCAAATTTGGAGAGGATGTTACCGGCCCAGCCGGTTCAGATAACACAACCGGGGACCAAAACAAGAGAGGAGGTTTCCTCGTGGAAATCAGGGAATTTTTCGATGGGTTCAAATCCTTCATGGGCCTGGCCAAGGAGATGCAGGCCGCGCCCGCGCCGGCCTCGCCGGAGACGGGAAAATCCTTCACCGAGGCGGATGTCGAGGCGGCCAAGGCGGCGGCCGCCGATGAGGCCCGCAGAAAAGCCGAGACCGAGTTCGCGGAGAAGGCCGCCAAAACGGCCCGCGGCGTCGAGTTGCGGGGCCAGGTGGACCAACTGGTCAAGGACGGCAAGCTGCCGCCGTCCATCGCCGATATGGGTCTCCGCGAGTTCGTCTGCGCCATCGACGACGAGGCCCAAATCGGGTTCGGCGAGGGTGAAAAAAAGACCCAGGCCTCGCCGGCCGAGTTCGTTTTCCAGCTCCTGGACCGGATGAACGGCCTGGGCCTGTTCAAGGAAATCGCCACCCGGGACGCATCCACAGGGGCGGCCGAGTTTGCCGAAGCCCAGAAAGACGCCGACCTGGGCCGGTCCATCGCGGCCAAGACCAATCCCCCGGCCGCCGGCTAGTCCCCGGCAAGGCAACGGGAAGAAAGGGGTTTGAAAATGCCGACCTTGGGAATCACGGTAAATACGGGCACGGAGATGTCTCAACTCATCGCCGGACCGGTCCACATCATGCGCCGCATCACGCTCAAGGCCTCCTGTGGGGAGCTTTCGCGCGGCACGATCCTGGAAATGGTCAGTGCCGATTCCGGGACCTGGCAGCCGCTCCAGGCCGACCAGCCCGCCAATGCCCGAGCCATCCTGGCCGAAGATGTCATGGACGGCGAGACGACGCAGACGGCGATGGCATACACCCTCGGCCTTTTCCGGGATGTCGATCTGTTCTGGCCGGACGGCATCACCACCACGAACCAGCGCACCGCCCTCCAGACGATGGAGGACCGGGGCATGTCCGTCGATCAGGAATGGCTGGCCATTCCGACCTCGTCCACCACGACCACCACCACGTCCGGCGGTTGATGGCCGGGCAGCACAAGGGAGGTAAAGCAAAATGGACGACCTGTTCAAAATGCGGGTCCTGACAGCGGCGGTCAACGAGATGCAGAACCCGGCCCTGCGGGTTTTCAACCGGGTCTTTCGCGGCCGGGAGCACCTCGAACCCAGCGACCGCTTGGCCTTCGACGTGATCTCCGGGAACGAGACGCTGCTCGGAACCATATCCGTGGCCGCACCGGCCTCGGTTACGGAAAAGACCGGCCGGCGGACCATCACCATGACCGCGCCGCGTTTGGCTCACAAGCGGCTGATCCACACCGCCGAGTTGAATGCCTTGCGGGCCTATGGGGTGCCGGCCCAGGTCGAGATGATGAAGACCCGGATCGCCCGGGAACAGCTCGACATGCGCAACATGATCGACCGGACCCTCGAGTACTGGGCCTGTTCGGCCCTCAAGGGCATCATCTACGACGCCGACCTGAGCACTCAGCTCGTGGACTACCACGTGGCCGGCTCCCACAAGCCCACCCTGACCGGCACCGATCTGTGGACCGACGCCGAAAGCGACCCGATCGGACGGATTCGGACCTGGAAGCGCCTGATCGAGGACGACGCCGGCGCCTCCATTACCGGTTGGACGGCCTTTCTGGGTTCGTCGGTCATGGACGCCCTCCTAACCCATGACTCAGTCAGGGAGGTTCTCCGGTACGACCGGGGTTCCCAGATGGCCGAAACCGGCCGTATCCAGCGCTTGGCCGAAGTCGAACTCTCGGAATACAACGGGTCGTTTCTGGACTCAGGAGGCGTCCGGCGGCGGTTCATCGACGAGGACGCCTTTCTGCTCATCGGTCACTGTCAGGACTTGGTGGACGTGCCCTTCGCCCCGGTGGTGGATGACGAGGCGCCAGGCGGCGTGGGCAATTTGACCGCGGACGGCGGCGGGGCGCTCTATTTTTCCAAGAGCTGGCAGGAAAAAGACCCCTCCGGCCGGTGGATCAAGGTCGAGGCGCGGCCCCTGCCGGTCCTCCAGCGGCCCGGCGCCGTGGTCTACGCCAAGGCGGTCTGAGAGAAGAGTTAATCCGCGGATTACGCGGATTAACGCGGATTTCAAAACAAATGGAACGTCCCGACCCGCCATGCCCGCCCAGGGGGCGGGCGGGTCGGGGCAAACAAAAAAAACAATCCGCGAAAATCTGTGTAATCCGCGGATAAAAATCTTAGCGGAAGAAGGAACGTCACAATGGCCTACGCAACCCAGGCCGACCTGCTCAAGGCCCTGCCCGAATTGGAACTGATCCGGCTGACGGACGACGACGGCGCGGGATCGATCGACACGGACAAGGTCGCCGAGGCCCTGGATTCGGCGGCCGACGAGATCAACGTCTGGATCGGCGGCCGGGTCAAACTGCCCTTGACCGCGACCGTGCCGGTCCTGCTGAACCTCAACCGGGACCTGGCCGTGTACAACCTGTACTCCCGCGTCTCGACCGAAGTGCCCGAGACCTGGCGGGAGCGCCGCAAGGACGCCTTGAAGCTGCTGGAAAAGATCAACGACGGCAAGGTCTCCCTGGGGGCTCAGCCGCCGCCCGCCCCCCCGGCGTCCACCGGTTACGACGGCGGCATCCAGACCCAGGTCCGGACCCAGATTTTTTCCGAAACCGAGCTGGACAAATTCTAAGGGAGGAGGTTGTCCGCAGATTACGCAGATTAACGCAGATCAATATTTTATTAAAATCTGTGAAATCTGCGAAATCTGCGGATGAAAAAAAATGACTCATGAACTCGAAACCCTGGAAGACGCCGTGATCGCGGCCCTCGAGCCGCTCAAGGCCTCGCTGGGCGTCAAGACGATCGAGGCGGACCCGGAACAACTGCTGGACGAGGACAGCCCGCAGCGGCTGTCCATGCGCTTCCCGGCCATCTTCGTGGGCGCGGAACGCATCCGGCTGGAATGGCGCAATCAATACGACCTGGCCGGGCTGGAACTGACCGTCGTGATCGGCGGCCGGAACGCTCGCGGCACGTCCCGGGCGGCCCGGGGCGACAGCCAGGGGCCGGGCGTTTTCGATATCCTCGAGGCCGTGCGCGGCCTCCTGCACCGCCAAAGTATCAGCGGACTGCTGGGCGAAATGCACTGCACGGCCGAGGAAAAAATCGGATCGTCGCCCAAGGAAGGCGTCTGCCTCTGGGCGGCCTCATATCAGACCAAGGCGGCCATCGAGCCGTAAGGGGAGGATTGAATCATGAGCATGAAACCGCCTCCGAGCACTGACAACTATGTGCCCCAGGGGTCCGGCGCGCTCTGGATCGCGCCCTTCGACGGGACGGTCGGCACATACTCACAGGTGGGCAACTGCACGGCCTTCAACGTCGAGCCCACGGTCGAGGAGCTGGACCACATGCAGGCCATGTCCGGATACCGGTCCATCGACAAGACCTTTGTCGTGACCGCCGGATACAACCTGACCTTCACCCTGGACGAAATGGCCGCGGCCAACCTCCAGAAGTTTTTGATGGCCAGCCGCTCCGGCAAGACGCTCTACGGTTTGCAGAACACGACCCAGGAGTGGGCCATCCGCTTCCGGCCGGACAATCCCGACGGGCCCAACCACCGGTTCGACTTCCACCGTTGCAAGATTTTGCCGGCCGCCGGTGTGGACCTGATCGGCGAGGACGTCCAGAGCCTCCAGTTCACGGCCAAGGGCCTCAAGGACACCACCAACAACCCGAGCAGCCCGTTCTTCGACGTGACCATGTCCACGACCACCACGACTACGACCACGACGACGACCACGTCGGCGTAGGGGGAGTTATCCGCGGATAACGCGGATTAAGCAGATTTTAAAAATATTCATCCGTGAAAATCCGTGAAATCCGCGGATAAAAAACCGAGGTTTGAATGAGAGAGACCCGAACCATACGCATCGGCCGGCGGGCGGTCAAAATCTTCGAACTGACGGTCCGGGACGTGTTCGACCACTGGGACACGATCGCTGCCGGCGGGATGGAGTCTGTGGCCGCCCTCCTGCCCCGTCTGACCGATCTGCCCATGAAAAAGCTGGCCCGGCTGTCCGGGGAAAAGCTGCTCCGGTTCTGGAACGCGGTCGAAGAGGTCAATGCCCATTTTTTCGGCCGGGCCCCGATGGGACGGGGCCTGAGCCGAAAAAGTCCGGCCGGGAGCCGACCCGAAACGACCTGGCTCGCGATGCCTGCCGGCTCATCCAGTCCGGACACGGCCCGGCGGTCTGGGACTACGGGTTCTCGTTTTTTCTGGTCGCCCTCGAAACGGCCCATCAGGCGGAGCGGGACGCCATGCTGAGCATGGCCACGGCCGCCCGCGTCGGCCAGCACGCGGACAAGAAGGAATGGGCCCGGTTCGTCAAGAGCCTTCAGCCGCCCCGGGCCATGACGGCGGCCCAGAAAAAACAGGCCCGGGACGGCCTGATCGCACAGTTCGGGGCGGCGGTCAACAAGCAGAGGCGGTGAAATGCAGGATTTTCCGTCTTTGCAAGGAGCCGAAGGCGACGAATCTCACGGGTTCGCCAGACATGTCCTCCCTTGGCGGGTCACTTCGCTTCACCCACAATGACGGGGATGGAATAATGAGCAAACGATCCGAAATCCTTGAAATCGTCATAAGAGCCAAGACCGTCGGTCTGGATGCTTTTCGCAAGGCCGAGCAGATGATTGAGAAGCTTTCCCTTCGCATCGTCGGGCTCAAGACCCGGATGGCGGCTCTTGCCAAAACAATCGATCTGAAAGGCTTGGTCAATTCCATCAGCGGGGAGGGAACAAAAAAGGAAAACACGGGCCTCGATCCGCAAGGTCTCCCGAGCGGGCGGGGACGGGCTTTTCCCGGACAGGATAAGGCCGGCCTGGGTAGGGAAACAGGCCCCGAGCCGAACAACGCTGTCCTGGAGGGGAAGCAAAAGCGACGCGATGCCCTCATCCAAAGCGCGGCCCGGCGGTCGGAAGCAGTCATCGAAACCGAAATGGCCAAGCTCGAATCGCTTTACGACCGGGGTTTGGTCTCGGTGTCTTCCTACTACGACCAGCGCAAGGCGGCCATCGAAACCCGGTACCAGGCCGAGGTCTCGGCCCTGCAAAAACTGGCCGGGGCGGAAACAGACCCGGCGGCCCGGATCAAGCTCGATGACGAACTGTTTTCCAAGGAGCAGGCCCACGCGAGGGAGTTGCTCAAGCTGACCGACGAGCGGGCCAATGCCGAGGATCAATTGGCCCAGAAGCGGGCCGACGCGGCCAAGATGCTGTCCGACATCCGCCTCCAGAACATGCCGGAGGGCACGCTCGGCGCCCAGTTCAGCAAGGAACTGCAGGAACTGGACCAGAGACACCAAGAAGATCTGGCCCGGTTTAAGCAATTCACGGAGGACAAAGCCACCATCGCCGAATACGCCCGCCAGCAGGAGTTGGCCAAGGACAAGCTCCTGGCCGATCAGCAATACCGGTTAATGCAGTTCCGGCTACAGACGGCCGAACAGGTCGCCCGTGACATGTCTTCGGCCTTCGATACGCTCTATCAAGCCTCGGGCGAAAACACCCGGGAGTTTTTCTATCTGTTCAAGGCGGCCGCCCTGGCCCAGGCCATCATCAGCATGCACGCCGGAATCATGGAAGCCCTTAAAAATCCGGGCGGATATCTGGGCATGGCCCTGGCCGTGGCCATTGCCGCCAAGGGAGCGGCCAGCATCGCCGCGATCCGCGCCCAGACCCTGGCCGAAGGCGGTCTGGTCTTGGGCCGATCCAAGTCCAGGACGGCGGATGACCAGATCATCGCGGCCACGTCCGGGGAATACGTGTCCCAGGTGGACGCGGTCCGGTACTACGGCCCCGAAGTGTATGCGGCCATGAACCGCCGGGCCATCCCCCGGGACGTGTTTTCCCGGTTCGGCCTGCCCGCTCTGCCCGGCCGCCGCTCCGGCCGGGGCTTTGCCTCGGGTGGGCTGGTGGGCCCGGCTTCGGGCGGGTCCGGCCCGGCCGGGGGCTCCGAGACCACCATCGTCAACGTCCTGGACCTGAGCGAAATCGACCGGCACCTGATGCGGTCCAACGTAGTCTGGAACGTGATTTCGTCCAACACCACGCGGATGAAAAGGATTCTGCGCTCATGACCGACGTGTCCGCCTATTTCACGCTGCCTCCGGACTGGAGCGACGGCCTGACCCTGATCCGGTCCTGGAAGACGTCGGTCATCACCAACCAGAACGGTGGCGAACAGAGGTCCTCGCTCCACACCTGGCCCCGCCGGTCCATGCGGCTGAGTTTCGCCAACCTGGACTGGCGGCAGACGGCCTACTGCTGGCGCATGCTCTGGGCCCACATCCACCAGGTCCTGGGCCTGCCCATGTGGATGCACGCGGCCGTGTTGAGCGCCGAGGCCGCGTCCGGGCAGAAGATCGTCAACGTGGACTCGACGGAAAACCGGGACTGGGAAGCGGGCCTGGACGCGATCATGGTCAGGCCCTGGGACATGGATTTCGCCTACGAGGTGGGGACCATCGCCTCGATGACGGCCGCGTCCCTGACGATGGAGGACAATCTGTCGATCACCTGGCCGGCCGGGACCCTGGTCTGCCCGGTCCTGGCCGCCCGGATCGACCCGTCCCAGACGGTGCGAGCCTCGACCGACCGGGCCGGGGATTTGAGTTTCGAGGCGACGGAGGCGTACGAGTAAGAAAATGATCCGCGGATTACGCAGATTACACAGATTTTTCAGAAGGAATTTTAATGTCCTGGCCGACGTATGAGGGATACGACCTGTTTCTGACCGAGCCGGACTGGTCATCGCCGGTGGTCAACCCGTTCCTGCGGGACACGTCCGTCTTCCAGGGACTGGGCAAGGGCCAGGCCTGGACTCAGTATCCCGAAACCATCATCGGCCTGGAGATGGCCGTCACCATCGAGGGCAAGGACGAAATCCAGGACCTGGTCGATTTTTTCGACGACAAAAGAGGCCGCTATGCGCCCTTCTGGGTCCCAACCTGGCAGGCGAACATCGTGGTCGCGGGCGCGATCGGATCGGCCGACACGACCCTGACCATCGGTTCGGCCGGATACACCGACTGGCTGAATTCGGACGTGGTCGGCCGGTATCTGTATATCCGCTTCCCGGACGAATCCCATGCCGTCCGCCGGGTGGTTTCGGCCTCGTCGGATGTGGTGATCGACCTGGATTCGGCTATCGGCGCGGACGTGGCCGAGTCGGCACTGGACTATTTTTTGGTGTCGTTCCTGTTTTTCGTCCGCTTCGACATGGACGATCTGGAAATCAAGTTTCATACGCCCAATGTGGCCGAGGCCCGGCTGGTATTCCGCGGCCTGCCGTTCGAAGCGCCGGTGGAATGAAGAGATGAATCCGCGGATTACGCAGATTACACGGATTAAAAATATTTCTCTTGAAAATCCGCGGAAATCCGCGAAATCCGCGGATAAATATCTTGAGGTCTTCGCATGAAATCCGTATCCGCCGCGTACATCGCCGCCGAAGCGTCGGCCACCCGCCGGCCGGCCGAGCTGTACCACATCTGGAAGGAAGGCGGGGACCACTGGTACTACACCAGCGGCGACGCGGCGGTCAGCTACGGCGGCCAGACTTACGCGCCGGCGCCGATCGCCCGGGGCACGGCCGGATACGACACCAACCTCGAAACCAGCACCCTGACCGTGACAACGGGCTATCTGGAAAGCCCGGCCATCCAGTTCATTTCGTTGTATCCCATCGACGTGTACTGGATTTCGGTCATGAAGATTCACCGGGACATGAGCCCCATCGAGGCCTCGGTGGTCTTCGTCGGCCAGATCAAGAACGTGTCCTTCAAGGGCCGGGAGGCGTCCATCGAATGCGTGGGCCTCGAGTATTTCCTCAAGCAGCCCATCCCCCGTTTCCGCTACCAGGTGGGCTGCAACAATTCGCTTTACGACACCCGCTGCGCGGTGGATTCGGACAGCTACAAGGTGACCACCACGGTCACGGTGTCGGCCGACGGCCTGACCCTGACCAGCGCGGACTTTTCCGGGTATGACGACGGGTATTTCACCCGGGGGTACATGGAAAAGAGCGGCAGCAAGGCCATGATCGTGTACCACGCGGGGACCGCGGTCACCCTGCGGTATCCGGTCTATGGCCTGGCCACGGGCGATTCGGTGGACGTTTATCCGGGATGCGATTTGCGGATCGAGACCTGCCGGGACAAGTTCGACAACGTGTTGAACTTTTTCGGCATGCCCTATATCCCGCTGGAAAATCCGACCGTGAGGGTGTGATGACCGCCTTCTTCTCCTCCCCCTCCTCCCAGGCCCTTCTCAAGGCCGAGCTGGATTCCTGGCTGGGCACGCCGTACCGGCATTGGTGCGGGGTCAAGGGCAAGGGCGCGGACTGCATCCATTTCGTGCTCCGGGTCTATCAGGCCCTGGGCCTGGTCCAGTGGCGGCGGGGCCTGGTCCCCGAGTATCCGGCTGACTGGCATCTGCACAACACCGGCGAACTGCTCCTCGATGGCGTGGTCCGGGAGCTGAACGTCGAACCGGTCGACCCGGATTCGCCCCAAAATGGCGACCTGGTTCTGTTCCGGTTCGGCAAGGCCGTAAGCCACGCGGCCATCTATTTCGAGGGCGGGCTGTACCAGTCCATGACCGGTTACGGCGTCCGGCGGCTGTCCTGGAAGGACGCGGTCTGGTTCAAGCGGCGGACGCATGTCTTCCGGTTGGTGGGGCCGAAAACATGAAGAATATTTATCCGCGGATTACGCAGATTAAAGAGATTAAAAAAAGGGAGAATATTTATTTTATAAATAATCCGCGAAAATCCGCGAAATCCGCGGATAAACTCTTTCTCCCCGGGGGAGCGGGCGCCCAATGAGCAACTCGGGCGGCGGCATCATCGGCGGGGTCATCGGCGGGGTGATCGGCTGGTTCGTGGGCGGGCCGACCGGGGCCTACCTGGGCGCGGCGATCGGCTTCGGCCTGACTTCCGGCGTGGCCGACATCGGGTCCGTGTCCAATACCGAATCCGGGGCCGGGTCCCCGGACCTGGCCGAATTCTCGATCAACACCTGCGAAGAGGGCCTGCCCATCCCGGACGTGCTGGGCACGACCAAGATCACCGGGAACATCATCTGGCACTGCTGCGAACGGGCCGAGGCCATTGTCGAACAGCGGGAAGTCGGGACCGGCGGCGGCGGAGGCAAGGGCGGCGGGGGCGAAGGCGGCGGCACGGCCGTCGAATCCGTGACCGTGGGGTACAAGTATTACATGACCTGGGCCGTGGCCGTCTGCCTGGGCCCGGTCGACACCCTCCATGCCATCTACAAGAACGACGACATCGCCTACGAAGGCCCGTACGAACGGGCCGATGCCGAAGGCCAGTCCGCGGCCTGGCTGGCCTTCAACGACTTCGGCACCTTCACCTTCTACTACGGCACCGACGATCAGGACGCCGAACCGCATCTGGTCCAGCACGTGGGCGCGGACCTGAACCCGCCCATGCGCGGCCTGTGCTACTGCTTCGTTCACGACTGCTACGTGGGCACGGCCCCGAGGGTCCCGACGCTGTCCTTCGTGGTCCAGAAGTGCCCCGAGATCACGATGAGTTGAGGAAGGGAAGATGAAGATGTATCCGCGGATTACGCGGATTTTCACGGATTTTAAGAAAGAATATTTTTTTCTCTTTTTTTTAATCCGCGGTCATCCGCGTAATCCGCGGATAAATGTCTTCTCCTCGATTTATTTTTTCTGGGGATGGTCATATTGATGGGCGGCTCGCACACCATCGGCACGTACGACTACAACCCGGCCCAGGCCCTCTGGTACCTGCTCGAAACCGGGGTCGGCCTGCCGGCAACCATGCTGGACGCGGACTCGTTTTCCGACGCGGCCGACGCCCTCGAAACCGAAGGACTGGGCGTCAGCCTGCTCATGGACAACGCCCAAGAGGTCTATGACTGGATCGACACCATCCTGAGCCACGTCAACGCCATGCTCCACTACGCGGCGGACGGCAGGATTCACATGCGCCTGATCCGCAACGACTACACGGCCGGCGACCTGCCCCTGGTCGACGAAGACCACATCATCGAGCCGCCGACCCTGACCCGCAACTCCTGGGTGGCCACGGTCAACGAGATCAAGGTGAAATACAGCCAGCGGGTGACCCGATGACCTACGAAACCATCCAGGACATGGACTACAACCCGGCCCACGCCATCTGGTACATCCTCAACCAGATGGTGGGTTTGCCCTCGTCCTGGCTGGACGCGGCCAGCTTCAACGCGGCCGCGGCGACCCTGTACGGCGAAAACCGGGGCGTGTCCATCCGCTTCAACGACCAGCTCGATGCCCTGGGGTACGTCGAAAGCCTGCTGGCCCACGTGGGCGGGGTCCTGCGCTACGGCGCCGGAGGCAAGCTGTACCTCAAACTGGTCCGCGACGACTGGACCGCCGGCGACCTGCCCCTGGTCGACGAATCCATGATGATCGAACCGCCCGCCCTGGCCCGCCGCTCCTGGATCGACACGATCAACCAGGTCCAGGTCAAGTACAGCCAGCGCCAGTACTTTTCCAGCGTGTACACCATCGCCTCGATCTACGACGATAACGGATGCGGGTATGGTTTCACCCCGACCACTTTCAGCCAGGATCATTATACGTTCGGCGGCGGCAGCGGCGTGTTGCTCCGCTTCCAACTCGACATTCCCCGCAACGCCAGCATCGGCCGGGCCTTCCTGCGTTTCGTCTCATTCAACAACTCGCCTCCGAACACGGTCAACGCCTTCATCCGGGTCATGGACTCGTCCAATCCGGACTACGTCTGGGCCACGGATTATGTGGGCAATCAGTACATGGATTGCGACCTGCTGTCCACCACCCTGGGGTATTTCGGGGATACGGCCTGGAGCATCAGCAACCGCTGGTACCTGAATCAGACCTATGACAGCGCGGACTTCGCATCATTGCTCCAGCCCGTGGTCCACCGGTCCGACTGGACCCAGACGAGCAAGGTCATGATCCGGATCTGGGGCGTATCCCCGGGCAACCAACGCATTTTCTGGGGCTATGCCGGGGCCCCGGCCAAGGCCGCTCAACTGCACGTGAGCTGGAGTCGTTAGCATGGCCATCGACTACAAACCCGCCGTATCGTCCCCCATCGCCATCGACCCGGCCAACCAGGCCGTCCAGGGCCGGATCGTGTCCAAGACCTTGAGCCTGATGATGTTCACCACCAACGAAAACGCGGTCTGGGCCGCGGGCGAAAACCTGCGCAACCTGTCCTACCCGGCGGCCGAAATCGAGTTTCTGGCCAACCGCCAGGTCTTCCGCCTCGAGCCCGGCGACCTGTTTCGCTTCTCGTATTCGTCCTACGGCCTGTCGGAAATGGTCTGCCGGGTCACGTCCATCCGGGAAGAGGACCTGGAAAAGGAGACCATCCGCATCACGGCCGTCGAGGAACGGACCGGGTCCACGGGCGCGATTTCCCAGTACGAAGACCCCACCGGCCACCGGATCAACTATCCGCCCTACGACCAGGACCCGCTCGAAGTGGTCGGCGCGATCGAAGCGCCCTGGGTGTTGGGCGGCGAGGTCCTGGCCGTGATTCCCCTGGCCGGGCGGCTGGGCGGCGGCGAGGTCGGGTATCAGCTCTATCTGAGCGCGGACGGCGGCGCGTCCTACGGTTCGATCCGGAACGTGGCCGTGTTCCAGCCCTGCGGGACCCTGGTCGCCGCGTATTCGGCCGATACCAACCGGATCGACGACGGGGCCGGGTTCCAGGTCGACTTTTCCACGGACGACGTGGACGCCATTTCCACCGTCACCCGGACCTATCTGTTCACCGGCAACCACCTGGCTCTGCTGGGCAGCGAGATCATCGCCTTCCAGACCATCACCCCGGACGACGACGTGGACGGCCGTTATACCCTGACCGGCGTGGTCCGGGGCATGTTCGACACCGAACCGGCCGACCATGACGCGGACGAAGCGTTCTATTTCCTGGGCCTGAGCTACTTCCGGGAAGTCGAAAACGCCCAGTTCCTCCTGGGCGTGACCCGGCATTTCAAGATGGTGCCCTACAACGCCAAGCAGACGGGCGACGTGTCCGAGGCCGAGGCCGTGTCCCTGACCCTGGCCGGCCGGGCCTTCAAGCCCTACATGCCTCGAGGGCTCCAGTGCAACGGCCAGGGCGGTTACGGCACGTACGGGATCGACTGCGTTCTGACCTGGTCGCCCCGGCTGCGGTCCGGCGCCGGGGCCGGCCTGCGGGCCGAAACCCAGACCGACGCCTCGCCGACCTGGGAAGGGTGTTTCGAAATCCAGGTCTGGGCCGGCGGGTCCTTAATCCGAACCACCGAGGCGATCGACGCGGCCACCTGGACCTACACCAAGGCCATGAACGAAACGGACAACGGGGCTTTGGGCCAGGACCTGACCTTCAAGATTCTGAACTACATCGACGACGGCCCGGTCCGGTACGAGTCGGCCCAATTGTCCGTATCCGTCAAGTACGAGCCGTATAACCTGGTGGTATCCGACGGCGGGGACCGCCTGGTCGACGCCGACGGGTACAACCTGGCCTGGAGAGACCGATGAAGACGAAGATGAAGATTTATCCGCGGATTACGCGGATTACACGGATTGAAAACAAAAAATCCGCGTGAATCCGCGAAATCCGCGGATA